CCGAGGTATGTCGTTTAACATCATCTTCCTCGATGAGTTTGCGTTCGTTCCAAACCATATTGCAGAGCAATTCTTTAGTTCTGTTTATCCTACTATTACTTCTGGTAAAACAACAAAAGTAATCATGGTTTCAACGCCTCACGGCATGAACCATTTCTACAGGTATTGGCACGACGCGCAAAGAGGAAAGAACGAATATACCGCAACAGAGGTTCACTGGTCTGAGGTCCCTGGTAGGGATGCAGCATGGAAGGCACAGACCATTGCTAACACATCTGAGCAGCAGTTCAAGGTTGAGTTCGAGTGCGAATTCCTTGGATCTGTTGACACACTGATTAGTGTATCTAAATTAAGAAATCTTGTTTTTGAGGATCCAATACAAAACAATGGAAAGGGACTCGTGGTATACACAGAGCCACAGAAGGATCGTGATTATATTATAACTGTTGACACGGCGCGTGGCATAGATCATGATTATTCTGCATTTGTAATTTTTGATATCTCAGAGTTTCCATATAAGACTGTAGCAAGATATAAAAACAATGAGATCAAACCAATGCTATTTCCAAATATTATTTTGGATATGGCAAAGGCATATAATAATGCCTATGTATTAGTGGAAGTCAACGATATTGGTGAACAAGTTGCAACAATTTTACAATATGATCTAGAATATGAAAATATGTTGATGTGTGCTATGCGTGGCAGGGCTGGTCAGCAAGTTGGTACGGGATTTAGTGGCAAGAAAACACAAATGGGTGTGAGGATGACTGCCGCAGTCAAGAAGACTGGTTGTTCTAATCTCAAAGCACTTGTAGAAGAAGATAAACTTATTACTAGCGACTACGACATTATTGCCGAACTAACAACATTTGTTCAGAAGAAGCAGTCGTGGGAAGCAGAAGATGGATGTCATGACGACCTTGCAATGTGTCTCGTTATCTTTGCCTGGTTAGTTGCTCAGGATTACTTCCGAGAGATGACGGACAATGATGTCCGTAAGAGAATCTACGAAGATCAGAAAGAACAGATCGAACAGGATATGGCACCATTTGGATTTATCTCTGATGGATTGGATGATGAATCGTTTATGGAAGGTGGAGATAGATGGACAGTGGATAAAGAAATGTCTTCTACTTATGGTGATATGTCATATATGTGGGAGTACTATTAATGGATTTTGAAGAGGAGTTTGAGTTCAGTCATCTCTGCATGAAGGAGAGGCGATGCAGAACCTGTGGGGTTATTAAAGACCTCATGAATGACTTCTATCGAGCTCATAAAGACCGTGGAGATATACCATCAGCATATTCATATGAGTGTAAAGAATGTACTATCACAAGAGTAGTTGCCAGCAGAATGGCTAACAAAGTGTTTGATAGATGGGAGTATCCAGACTGGTAGTGTTCATGGACTGTTTCCCCACTGAAAATGGTCTAAACTCTAAATACTTGTAGACAAATTGGATTCTATTGGGAGTTAAAGATGCCGCTCAACCTAGCATCTCCTGGAATTGTCGTAAGGGAAGTTGACCTGACCCAAGGTAGAGTAGATCCTACTTCTACAAAAGCAGGCGGTCTTGTCGCCCCCTTTGCCAAAGGACCAGTCGAGAAACCCACCCTTATCGAAACCGAAGCGGATCTGCTTGATACCTTCGGCGCTCCTTATAAGGACAACAATCACTACGAATATTGGCTTACTGCCTCTTCTTACCTTGCCTACGGCGGTGTACTTCGCGTAGTAAGATCTAACGAAGCTGGACTCAAGAACGGTTTTGTTGGAACAGCAAGCAGCGTCACCATCAAGAGTGATGACGATTATGTAAACAAGGGATACGGCGAGAACACAATCTCTAGCGTAGTCGTTGCTGGTAAGAACCCTGGAACATGGTCGAATGGAATCAAACTGGCGATGATTGATGGTCGAGCCGACCAGATCATTACTGGTATTGATACCTCTGCCATTCTCGGTTTCTCTTCTACCGCTAACGGCGGTCTTGCCGCTGTTGCTGGATACGAAGATGGTATCGGCGCTCTTGACCTCAGCGTAGGTCTTGGTGTTACTCAGGCAGTCCCCGCAGGAACTGTCGTTGCTGGCGTAGGTGCCACTTCTCTTCTGGACGGTTATCTTAAGGGCGTAATTACAGAAGTTGGTTCTGGTCAAGTTTCGGTCAAAGTTGTTTCTCATGTAAGTGCCGCTGGCACAGAAACAGCAGTTGATTACACTCCTGGCGGAATCTATGAGTTCCAAAATTCTGGTTCTCTGTATGTCCATGTTCAGTCTGGAGTTGGTGCTGGTCAACTTGGATGGGTAGGAAGCACTGTTTCTTACGGTTCTAGTTTTGCTCATGGCGATTTCCTGACTGCTCTGACTGGCGCTGGTATCACTGCTGCTGATCCCCGCTACATTGCTGCTCTGTCATATGATGGCAATGTAGATTACACTGGCGCTAAGGACTGGTTCGATAACCAGAGCGTCACTCTGAACAATGGCGACACAATCGCTTGGAATACTCTCGGAGACAGACCTGGAACTTCTTCTTACGCTGAAGCAAGAAACTCCAGAAACGATGAAGTCCATGTCGTCCTCTTAGACGATACTGGCAAGATCACTGGAAACGCTGGAACACTTCTTGAGAAGTTCATCTCTGGTTCTAAAGCAAAAGACGCTATCCTCTCCACAGGAACTGCTTCTTACTGGAGAAAGCAACTTGAAGTTGCTAGCCAATATGTCTTTGGTGGCGGTGCTCCTGCAGGCACAGTAGCAGTTGATCTGGATGCAAACTTTGATCCCAAGTCAGATGTTGCATGGGATCAAGATGCTGAGGATGTTTCTTTCGCTGCTATTGGTAACTATCAAGCATCTCTTGCTGGTGGTCTGGATTACGGCGGTAAGTCGAGTATCGAAACCACAGATGCTCTGAAAGTTAGTGTTGGAGATCTTTCCACTGGGTACGATCTGCTTTCCAACAAAGATGCATATGAACTGGACTTCCTGATCATGGGATCTGGTGCTCATGGCAGAGAAGCTACTCAAGCACTTGCAAACAAACTGATTTCTATCGCTGAAATCAGAAAGGATTGCGTTGCCTGTATCTCTCCGTGGAGAGGCGCTTTCCTCTCAACCTCTGGAGATGGTGAAGATCTGACACTGAGTTCTGACGCTGTTACTTCTGCTGTAACTGCATTCTACTCCTCCGTCACATCTTCTTCTTATGCCATCTTTGACAGCGGTTACAAGTACATGTATGATCGCTTCAGCAGAAACTTCCGCTATGTTCCCCTGAACGGAGACATCGCTGGTGTTTGTGCTAGAAACGATATCAACAACTTCCCCTGGTTCTCTCCTGGTGGAACTAATAGAGGTGCAATCCTGAATGCCGTTAAACTGGCATATAACCCCTCTCAAACTGAGAGAGACAGACTGTACTCTGCAAGAGTCAACCCCGTCATCTTCTCTCCTGGTGCTGGTATTATTCTCTTCGGTGATAAGACTGCTCTCGGCAAAGCATCTGCATTCGATAGAATCAATGTTCGCCGTCTCTTCATCTATCTCGAAAAAGCAGTCGCTGCTGCCGCTAGAGATCAACTGTTTGAATTCAATGATGAAATTACAAGACTGAACTTCATCAACATCGTAGAACCTTTCCTCCGCGATGTTCAATCGAAGAGAGGTGTTACAGACTTCATCGTTGTTTGTGATGAAACAAACAACACTGCTGCGGTCATTGATAACAATGAATTCGTTGCTGACATCTACATCAAACCGAACAGATCGATCAACTTCATCGGTCTGACCTTCGTTGCCACCCGCACGGGTGTCAGCTTTGAAGAAGTTATTGGTCGAGTTTGATCGCCTTATAATAAACTCAACGAGGTAAAAACTAATGGCTATCAATTCACAAAATCCCCCAAAGACCGCAGACAGGACAATCGACAAGTTTAAGTCGAGACTGTCTGGCGGTATTGCAAGACCCAACCTTTTTGAAGTTGTTCTTGCTTTCCCCGATGGAGTAGTAGATCAGTCTGTTAACGACATTGATGCTAAGTCCAGATTCCTGGTCAAGGCAGCTGCTCTGCCCGCATCTAACATTGCTCCGATCAGTGTTCCTTTCAGAGGTCGTACTCTGAAGATCGCTGGTGACAGAACATTCGATGAGTGGACTATCACAGTTATCAATGACACTGATTTTGCTCTGCGTTCTTCCTTCGAAAGATGGATGAACTCCATTGTCAAAGTTTCTGATGGCGCTGGCAACACCAACCCTGAAGATTATACCAAGGATGCTTATGTATATCAACTTGGTAGATCTACAGTTGCTCAGCAATCTCAAGAGTCTGACGCTAATCTGCCCATCCTGAGAACCTACAAGTTCTACAGCGTATTCCCCACGAATATCTCTGCACAGGATCTTTCTTATGATTCCGCAGACTCTATTGAAGAGTTCACCGTCACACTCCAAGTCCAGTGGTGGGAAGCTGCTGGAAATGGTGGCAATGTCGCTTGATAAATAGTCTTTGATATCAAAGACACCCTATTAAAATGGCGAAACTCTTCGGATTTTCTATTGAGGATAATGAAAAGAACCCCAAGGGTGTAGTTTCCCCCGTTCCCACTACTGGTGAGGACGGGGTTGACTATTATATTCAGGGCGGATTTTCTAGTCAGGTTGTAGATATTGAAGGTATCTACAAAACCGAACACGAACTCATTAGAAAATACAGAGAAATGGCACTCCACCCAGAAGTGGATAATGCCATCGAAGATGTTGTTAACGAAGCTATTGTTTCTGACCAAAACGATTCTCCTATAGAGATCGATTTGGAAAACTTAAACGCTAGTGATGGAATTAAGGATATCATTCGCAAAGAGTTTAAGCACATTAAAGATCTTCTAGACTTTGACACTAAGTCTCATGAGATTTTTAGAAATTGGTATGTTGACGGTAAATTATACTACAACAAAGTAATTGATATTCAAAATCCTACTGCGGGATTACAAGAGCTCAGATACATCGATCCTCTCAAAATGCGTTACATACGCAAAGAGAAGAAGAAAGATGAAAAATCAGATCTCTTTAACACTAGGAGTGTTCATGAATCTCAGAAAGTTTACTTCCCTGAGATTGAAGAATACTTCATGTATACTCCGAAAGCTCAATTCCCTACAAACATTGCAGCACCTGGCGGTGGAACTGCAATGAAAGGTGTAAAGATCGCTAAAGATTCGATCACTTATTGCACCTCTGGACTTGTAGATAGAAATAAGGGTACAGGTCTTTCTTATCTGCATAAAGCAATTAAGGCACTCAATCAACTTCGTATGATTGAGGACTCTCTGGTAATTTACAGATTGTCTCGCGCACCTGAGCGTCGTATTTTCTATATTGATGTGGGCAATCTTCCGAAGGTAAAAGCGGAACAATACCTTCGTGAAGTCATGATGCGTTACCGTAATAAGTTGGTCTATGATTCCAACAGCGGTGAGATTCGTGACGACAAAAAGATGATGAGTATGTTGGAAGACTTCTGGCTTCCTCGCCGC